CTCAATTGGATGTTGCATCTACTACAAAAGGATTCCTTCCACCACGAATGACAACCACACAAAAGAACGCAATCAGTAGTCCTGCTGCGGGTCTGCAAGTATACGATACAACATTGAATCAAATGTCATATTACAATGGCACAACTTGGGTAAACTTTTAAAATAAAATAAAAATGGCAAAAATTCAACCCGTGACAATTTGGGTAAATGGCGAAAGCAAGACAGCAGAGTTCTTAGATGCTTATGGCATCAATGTAGTACTTTTCACAAATGGAGCATTCTTTTGGTCACTATCAACAAAGGTAGTTGACGCAGAAGGTAATGAAGTGCCTGGTGAACAAGTTGCTCAGGGTAATCTCCAAATGACTGATGCAGAATATCAATTGTGGGAGCAAGATGAATACGCTATTGAGTGGGTAGCGAGTAAATTAAATTTAGTACTTTTACCATAAATTAAATACTATGAACCTTGTAGAACTGAAGGCACAAGCCTATGACATCATTGCTCAGATTGAATATTTGCAGAAGCAACTTCAAGAAACTAACGCTAAGATTGGCGAGGAACTCCAAAAAGAGAAAGCAGAAAATGGATAGCAAAAGCGTAGGAATGTGTGTAGCGACTATACTGATAAAGATATGGGCAGACATTGCCTTGTCTGACGTTGGTGTAGTCGTTGCAATTTTAGCAGGAATCTCAACCATAGTTTATAACGTGTACAGAATGTACAAGGAGATAAAAGCATGAGGCAGTTCTTCACTGAAGAGAGCAATCGTTTAAGCATGAAAAGATTCTGTGCCTTTATTGGTACATTGTCGCTTTGTGCGACAATGATTGCAAAGCCTAATGATACATCAATCTTTGCAGTAACGTTTATCGTATCCTCAGCACTTGGGTTTTCCTCTGCTGAGAAAATATTTAAGAAATGAGATACTCACTTTTCATCCTAATTTTTATATCGTGTAACCCAGTCAAGCAGGTTTTGAGAGACCAAGAGAAACTTGAGGAGGTTGCAAAGGTTGTGGTTAAAGGAGGCTGGTGCGCATCAGACACTACCTTTATCACCAAATCTGATACATTGATTGAGGTTGACACTTTGGTCCGTGTAGATACTGAAACTTTTACCGAAATCGTAAATGACACTACCTATATAACCAAATGGAAAACAAGGGATATTGTTAAGTCCACAACCATTCACGATACGTTGAAGTCATATATAGTAGATAATGCTCGTGTAAGGTTACTACAGACCGATTCAGCACGTTTGAATGGTGAGGTGATAACTTGGGAAGGAAAAGCAAAGAGAAGGCAATTATGGATATTTGGATTAGTTGCATTGTGGATTCTATTACGTTACCTAAGAGATAGAATATGAAACTAAACAAAGCAGGTGCAGACTTAATAAAAGAGTTTGAAGGATGCAAGTTAAAGTCCTATCAATGCTCTGCTAAAAAGTGGACAATTGGGTACGGAAATACCTTCTATGAGGATGGTTCACCAGTCCTCCCTGGTCACGCAATAACCCAAGAAAAAGCAAATCAACTTTTTGAGTTGATAGCAAATGAGTTTGCAAGTAAGGTGGCAAAATTAGTATCGTCAAACGTTACAGATAACCAATTCGGAGCATTGGTATCATTTGCATATAACTGTGGGATTGCCAATTTACAGAAGTCTACACTACTCAAAAAGGTTAATGCAAACCATAGTGACCCAACAATTAGGACAGAATTTCTAAAGTGGAACAAGGCTGGTGGCAAAGTTCTTGCAGGATTGACAAGAAGAAGAGAAGCAGAGGCAAATCTTTACTTTAAATAAATCTATGAATAAAGCACAACTTTGCGCTGACTACCGAGAAAAATATGGGTGGGATATGCCTACGCTTAAACTTGCGAGACTAATTTATAGTGAGAATCCTTTATTGTTTAGCGGAATTGAAACAATAAGGAGAACGCTAAGAGCAATTGAAGGGAAAGGTGCTAACCGAACAATAGTAAGAAAAGAAATGCCAGAAAGAACAAAAAATCCCTACAAACTTCCTGAATCAGATGAGGCAATTTACCAACCTTATGACCTAAAAGCTAAGAGATTGTTGGTTCTTTCCGACATCCACATACCTTATCATTCAATTGAAGCACTTACTTGTGCTTTTGATTATGCGAAAGGTGAGAAGCCTGATGCTATCCTTTTGAATGGGGATACACTTGACTTCTTTGGATTGTCAAAGTTTGTTAAAGACCCTAAAAAAAGAAGTGTTGCTCACGAATTGGAAGCGTTTAAATCTTTGATGGATATAATAAAGAAGGTGTTCAATGCTAAGATATATTACAAGATGGGCAACCATTGCGAAAGGTATGAGCATTTTTTATGGATGAAAGCGCATGAATTGGTTGGTATTGATGAATTTGATTTTAGTAATATCATCAAAGCAAGATCAGAAGGAATAGAAATTATAAAAGATAAAAGGGTAATCAAGGCTGGAGATTTAAGTATCATACATGGGCATGAGTTTGGTGGTGGGTTATTTTCACCAGTTAATGTAGCAAGAGGACTATTTATGAAGGGTAAGGTATCTGCAATGCAAGGACATTCTCATGTTACAAGTGAAAATACAGAACTTGATATGGATGGTAAAATGATTACAACTTGGTCAGTTGGTTGCTTGTGTGAATTAAATCCGCAATACAGGCCACTTGCAAATAAATATAATCATGGTTTTGCCATTGTTGATATTGATGGGCAAAATTATGAAGTAAGGAATAAGCGTATTCATAAAGGCAAAGTACTTTAACTATGGAAGAAGACCTCATTTTAGGCGATGATCAAGAGGAGGTTGTAGAAGAGGATTTTGGGTATAGCTATACTGAGTACATTAATGCTTCAGTTGAGGTGCTATCATTTCTTGAGTCTGCCAATCCAATGACTAAAACTGAGGTGAAAAGAGTTGAGAGCCTAAGAAAGTTGTGCTTTGAGATGCTTGAACACTCAGTAAAAGAACTACACAATACCTTATTTAACGTTTAGCAGTTTGGGTTTAGATGGTTGTTTTTCCCCCTTATGTCTATGAGGGGGTTTCTTTTATATATTATTAAAAAAAATATATATCTATTTTGTGTTTTGTATATAAAACCTATATATCTTTGCTAAAACATTAAAACATGAAAGAAATTAGAGAACTACGAAAACAAAAGGGGATAACCCAAGAGAAGCTGGCATACTTAAGTGGTGTAACCACAGTAACAGTAAACAGAGCAGAGAACAGCGGAAAAATGAGGCAGTCAACTTATCAAAAATTGGTTAACACTTTAAACTCACTTCAAGATGCTGTATCTATGCCTGTTAATTCTGGGTTGTAGTTTAGTAGGAATTGTAATGATTAATTATGACAAAGTATCCTCACAAAAAATGGTACAACGCAGAAGTCTATATCAAATCCCATCAGCGTTCTGGGATGAGTACAACTCAATTACACTTGACATCTACTATATGTCAAACGCAAGTGCAGAAGCTATCAAATTCAAGATTGAGGACTTTGAGTACAAATATGCTCAGACTGTTGACCAAATGGTTTATAATGAAAGGATGGCGGAGATACTCAAGAGTTACCAAATGAAGCAAGAATTTTTAAACAATAAAACAAAACAAAAATGGGACTAACTAACAGTCAAGGCGGATCAAAAGTGTTTTTAAGCATTAGCAATGGTAAGCTCGTGAGGAGTTTTAAAGAAAAGACAGAAGGTGCGGTTTCTCGCATCAACAAAGCAGGTCGTGAAGTATTTGAGATGTTCTACGATTCGCTTGAAGGTACAATCACAGGAGTTGGCACAAAGGAAAGCGACTATGGTAAGTTCTTGGTAGTGCAAGTTGAGTCAAATGGTGTCAACTATCAGCTTGAGATGAACTTCTCATCTGGTTATAGCGCATCTTTTCTAAAGACTCTTCCAAATGTCAACCTTGGGCAGAGAGTTCAAATCACCCCAAAACTCACAATTGAGGGTGACAAGAAAAAGTCAGTATGCTTTCTTAACCAAGATGGTAAGGGTCTCAAGTGGGCGTTCACTCGTGAGACCCCTAATGGGATGCCTGACCTGGTTAAGATCAAGGTAAAAGGTAAGGATACTTGGGATGACTCAGATAGGATGGAGTTCCTTGAGAACTATGCAAAAAACCTTTTTGTTGGCTCCAACAAAATGGTAGCTGATAGCGATGAAGTTCCTTTTTAAACAAACAGAGTCAGGTGGCGAAATTGGTAGACGCATTTGATGACTACCACATCAAAATAGAATTATGGACAAGCATAATTTTTATTATAGGTTCGAATCCTATCCTGATTTTTAATTAATTAAAAATAAATAAAATATAAAACTATGACAAAAGGAGAACAAAGACTAAGAATCAGCTTTAATCCAAGTAGTGATTCATTAGTAGACCAAATTAAACAAAAGACATCTGAACTTATTAACCTATTGGAAGCTGTTAAAAATGATGAGGTGAGTAAAACCTATGAGCAGTCGCCTGAGACAAAACAAGAAGTAAGTGGAGAAAAGCTTAGACTTGTTTCTTTATCTGAAACGGCTTACGAGGAGGCTGCTATGTGGGCAATAAAAGCTATAACTTTTTAAATTAACAGAGTCAGGTGGCGGAATTGGTAGACGCTCGCTTCAAGGTGCGGTTAGTCAACGAAATGTAAAGCTAACATACAGGTTCAAATCCTGTCCTGACTCCTCACTTTTAAACAAAACAACATGAAAAAAACAATTGCATTTTTACTATTAATTTATCTTGCCAGTTGCTCAAATGCTGATCGTGCAAAAATTGGAGGATATGGAGATAATTTCACAATAAAAATTATTTCTTGTGATACTGTAATAAAATATAGTTCTATTGGTAAAGTTAGAAGTGAAAGCAATAGTGATGGATATTATTTCCTTGATTCATCAACAGGAAAACTTGTAGAGGTATCAGGTACAGTAATTATTGAACAAAAATAAATATACACTAATGCAAAATTTCAACATTGACATCAACAAAGGACGGATTGAGTTTGTTGACAATCGGTTCTACGCAACTGAGGCAGGCAACTATGTCCCATCAGTCACCACAATTTTAGAGGCATATCCAAAAGATGCAGCCTTCTTTAAATGGCTCAAAGATGTGGGTCAAGATGCTGACACGATTAGGGATGAGGCTGGGCGCAGAGGCTCACTTGTACATGAGTTGACTGAGAAGTATGACCAACATGAGGAGGTGACTTTTATCAACCAATACGGAAAGCCTAAGTACAAGATGCTTGAGTGGGCAATGTTTGAGAGATATGTTGACTTTTGCAATACGCAGAGTCCTAAAATGAGAATGATGGAGATGCACTTTTCATCTGATGTGCTTGGATTTGCCGGTACAGTTGACAGGGTATTTGAGATAAATGGCAAAGAGTACCTGGTTGACATTAAGACATCCAACAATATGCACGAATCGTATTGGTTACAGTTGGCAGCCTACAATCAACTCCTGCTTGAATATAACTATGAGGTTGAGGGTGTAGCAATCCTTTGGTTAAATGCCAAGACAAGGACATACGGTAAAAATGGAGCGGTTCAAGGTATTGGGTGGCAGTTGCTCACCAGAACACTTGCAGAGTCAGCAAGAGATTGGGACACCTTCCAAACAACATTTAACCTTTGGAAGTCAATCAATGAGGATATAAAGCCAAAGCGCACATCTTACCAACTAACATATAAGAAAAATGAAGGATAAAATAGTAGAAGAAATAGTAGCAAAGTTCAGAGAGAGATCAGAGCGAGGAATAACTAAATACGGGTCAACCTTAGAGAGAAATGACTTGGATGTTGAGCAATGGATGGAACATCTTCTCGAGGAGCTTATGGATGCGTGCCTCTATCTCCAACGTATGAAAAAAGACATCAATGGGCAGTAGTGTTGTTAGTTGTATCCATCACTTGAAGTTGGCTGATGAATATGCAAAGGACTTTGTTCGGTCAGCACCAGGCACAAGAGGTGCTACAATATTTGGTAATTATTCGTTAAAGCTAAATTGGATACTTAGAGATGTTGTAACTTACCCTCACTTTGGAGATGAGGTGAGAGAAGGAATGAGAAAGGAAATTGCATCTGATGCATTTTCTTATGACTCGCTGACTGAGAAGTTAGCACTTCTTAACCCAGATCAACGTGAACAACTTGATGGATTGCTTGATGACATCCTTAAAGGTAAAACATTAGAAATTATAATAAAATAAACTATGGCATATCACATAGACCAAGATGGTAAACTCAAAATACAATTTGAACATGATGAAAATATTTAAAAATGATATAATCTTAAAAATAAGAAGGGAGTTCACAGAAAAAGAAAAATATAATATACTAATGGAGGACTACTTTAATATGATTAAAAAAGTTTATTATATGCAAGAACTTCAAAATAAATATGATGCATTGAGAGAGCAGCATAAAAACCTCCAAATCAGGTACACTAAATTAAGAAACCAAACAAATAAACTATGATACCAAAAAAAAAGCAGAAGAATTAGTGAATAAGTACTTAATGGTATTACCATCTAGAAATCCAATCATGTACATTGGGGACATTCAAACTGCACAAAAGTGTGCATTGATATCTGTGGATGAAAGGATAGACGAGATGTATGATTGGATGGGAGGCGGAGGTTACGAGTGGGAGAAGAATAGGTTTCAGTATTGGGAACAAGTAAAAAACGAAATCGAAAAGCTATAAACTATGGCACAACAAACAGCAGTAGAATGGTTGGTTGATAGAATCAAACTGAAATATGATTTAGACCTTTATCATGTTAAAGAAGAAATTAGACAGGCAAATCAAATGTTTCAAGAGCAGATAGTAAATGCAGATTTAAACGCAACAATACGAACTGCTAAGGGATTCAATGCAGATGTTTCTGTAAGAAGGGTTAAGGAATTAGCAGAAGAATACTACAACGAAACCTATAACAAATGACACCTTACGAACTTTGGCAACTTGAAACTTATGGCAACATTATCAAAGAAGATGAAACGCAACATGATGTTGAATCCGATTTGGATTAAATGTAGACTCTGCAAATCACTTTATACAATCACACTTAAAAAACAATCACTATGTCCGAAATGCAATTGCCTAAATGGGGTGACCTTAACACCTACGAAAGACACAAACTCCTTGGAGAGTTAATTGATGCCATGAT